AGCGGAACATTTCCGCTATGCCCTCTTTGGAGCGGCTGTCGACGGCCCGGAGCTCTCGATTGGCGGCGGTGATGCCAGCGGCAACACCAGCGGCCACTGCTCCGCCGCCGCCGCCAACACCACCGGCCCCGGCAATGGTTGTCTTGTTGGCCTCGTCGAGTTGGCCAGCGGCCAAACGGGCTTTCGCGAGAGCGATGTCGAGGCCAACCGACAGCGGGCCCGCACCACCGGAGCCACCTTTGCCGGCCCCGAAGAGGTTTGCGAAGTTCTCGCCGGCCGCGATGAAGTTGGCGCGGCTGGCCTCAGCGAGGGAGTAGGACATCTCGCGGGCCGTGTCTGAGATCACGCCGACCACCCGAAGAACAACGGCTGCGTTGCCAGTGAACACCGCCGCCAGCCCTCGGCCAACACCAGCCATGTACGAAGCCGCTCGCCCGATCAGGTCCGTGACGGTGCCCCACACGGCCCCTATGCCGCCAGCGAACTCCCAGACAGCAGACAGTCCAGAGATAATCGCATCGCCCACCCCGGCCATGTAGCGGGCCCCAGCGATGATCCCCTCCCCGATCGCCTGGCCGATGTTGCCTCCGCCCATCGAGCCGACGAAATCCGTGAAGGTCGTGGCGATTGATGTGATGGACGGCGCGAGGTAGGCGGTGATCTGCTTCACGATCCCGCCAATGGCCGCGGAAACCTTGCTGAACGAGTCGTTCATCTCCTCGACGTCGCGGCCCTGAGCCCCGGTGAGGGCCATTCCGAAACGCTGGGCCTCCTCGGTGGCCTCCTGGATCGATCCGGCCCCGCCGGCAAACAGGGGGAGCAACTCCGCCCCCGACCGGCCGAACAGCTTCACTGCCGCGGCGGCCCGCTCCGCTTCGGTCGGGAGCCCGGCAATGGCATCAGCGATCTCGGAGAATCGCTCCGCGGACGACAGCCCTTGGAGATCGCCCAGTTCAAGGCCGATGGCAGCGAAGCCCGCCTGGGCCGTCTTCGACCCCTGTGCGGCCTTCACGAAGGCAACGTCTGCCTTCGTGGCGGCTGCCCCGATCGTGTCCATCGAGACCCCGGCGAGGTCGCCAGCGTGAGCCAGGCCGGCCAACTCCGAGTAGGTCATGCCGAGGCGGGCCGATAGTTTGCTCGTCGAGTCGATCGCCTCGGCCTGGGCTTGGCCCACGTTGACCAGGGACCGGGCGTAGCTCATGGCGGTCGACGCGACGGAGCCGAGCAGCTGGGCCCCGCTGATCGCGTTCAGCAGCTGCATCCCGGAGCGGAGGCTGGCGACGTCCTTCTGGAGCCCCTTCAGGGAGGAGCTTGCCTTCGACACGCCAGCGGACAGCCCGGCGCTCGAGGCGGTGAAGATCGCGCTGACCTTGCCGATTCCAGCCATGTCAGATTCCTTGGGCTTCCATCTGGGCCGCGAAAAACGGGATCCGTCGCAGCTGGGCTTTCAACTCCTCTTCGGTCTGGACCGGAGAGCGGTAGCTCGGCAGGAACTTTTCCTCGAAGTCAGGCTCGACCTTGGCCCCCTGGGCCGCCGCCGTCACCGCGGCCAATTTCCCCGACCTCGCCCATTCGTCACCGAAGGGCTCGACGCGCCAGAAGGCCATCCACCATTTCAGCTGTCGGAGCGTGATCTGCTTCGACAGCGTTTCGACATCCCACTCTCCACACGCCAGGGCCAGCCGCCCGAGAAACAGGGTCAGGGGCTGGCCGCGGATTTTTCCGCCTGGTCCTCGATCTCCTTGTCGTCGACCTTGAGGAGCTCGATCCCGACCTTCCACACCTCGAGGAGCCCGTCGGGCTTCCACGCTGCCAGGGTCGGGACGTCGGCATCGGTGAACAGTCGTTTCCCTGCCTCGTCGCACAAGAGCAGACAGGCCACCTTCGCGCGCCACGGGGCCGGCTGGCCCTTGTTGGCCTCACAGAACATCGCCCACTCGTCATAGGCCTGGGCGGTCGGATCCAAGAGGAAGACATCCCCGCCCCACGCGGCGACATGGAGCCGCGTCGGGGGGGCGGTCTTGTTGGCCTCGAGGCCGAGGAGATCGTCGCGGGTGAGCATGGTTACCCCATGAATTGAAACTGGTACGAACCTTGGATCAGTTCACCGGCAGAGCCCACACGCTGGACGTTTGCCAGTTGCGCGGGCCAGCTGGTCGTGGTGCCAGCGATGGTGAACGACAGCGTGGCCGAGAGGCCGATGTCGGAACGGGCGAAGGGAGGATTCCCCCAACACCGGAAAGAGATCGAGCCGGGCTCGATCATGGTGATCTCGACCTGGCGGATCACCCGCGTGTTTCCACCACTGCCGACGATCGTGGCGGTGGAGCCGGTGGTGTCAGTCGGGGACGCGGCGGAGTATTGCTCGTCGAATCCGATCAAGCCACCGAGCGCGACCCCGCCAAAGGAAACGGAGACGTTTTGCGCGGATGGGATAGCGGTCATGGACCGTCCCCCATTCAGCCAGAGATCTTGAAGGTGGCCGTTCCCCTGACGTACTCACCGACAGCGCCACCCTCTTCGACATCCGTACAGAAGGCGTTGCCGGTGATCGCCAGACCGGAGCAGGAGATCGCGTACTTCGTGCCCTTGGTCGGGGGATTCTTCCCGAAGTATTCCAGGCTGATTTCGTCGCCGTCCTTGAGTGGCTCGGCCTGGTAGACGCGCAGCGAGTCGGCGGCCTGGGAGCAGTCGGAGACATCGACAAGCGGGCGGGATTCCTTCCGCTTGATGTTCGTCGCGCGGAACTCGATGGAGTTGAAGCTAAACGTCAGGCCCTGCATCGTGTCGATAGTGGCCGGTGCGGCGGGCATGATTACTCTCTCCAGCGGATGAAGATTTGGAGCTCGATCACGAAGTAGGAGGGCAAGTCCTGCCCATCGGTGAGATAGACGGCGGTGCCGTCTCGATCACTCCCAACGTGAACGTGGTCGATAATGGCCCCATGGGCAGTGCCGGTGAAGTTCTGGACGGCGGCCACGATGGCATCCGCCACAGTCCGGGCCGATGTCCATGTGGCCCCGCACACCTCGAGCGTGAACTCCCCATCAGCGAACCCGGTCAGGCCGCTCGTCTGGAGGGGCCGCTCGGTCGATTCCCGGGAGTAGACGACGAACGGCAGGGCCGCGGATTCCGACACGGCCACCGGCCAGGCCAGAGCCCCGGCGGTGGTCTCGATCGTGGCCTTGAGCCAGGCTTCGGGGCTGCTCATTCAGCCTCCCCGGCCGGGTCGGCCTCGATCACGCCAGCGGCCAGGAGCTCGGCCAGGAGGGGCGCGTCGACGAAGAGGGCATCGCCCGGGAGGTAGCGGCCCCAGGGGGCGGTGAACTTGACGAGGATGGTTTCCATCGGCGGATCTCCGGGGGGTCAGCGGGCGGCGCGGCGGGCAAGTTCTTGGACGGCAAGATCGAGCCGAATGCCCATCTGCATTTCAAGTTCAGACAGGATGCCGGACTTCTTCGCGGCGAGCGTGTCGCGGAGCATGTGTCGCGGTGGCATGGCCCCGGTGGATGCTCCGTTCTTTCTGCGGCGGACAGGCGAGCCGGCCTCGACGAGAACGGAGTGATTCCCTTTCTGGTTTTTCTTCGTGCCCTTGCGCGAATACCCGACGATGCCGATGGCTGTCCCGCGGAAAGCCTCACCCGATCCGCGGGAGACCTTCTTCCCGAACTTCACCACGGTCGTGACCGATCGCCGCAGGTTGCCGGTTTTTCCGCGGGGTGTTGCGGCCTTCAAGTCTTTATGGAATGGCTTGATCGATTCCCTGATCGCCTTCTTCAGGTACTTCCGGGCCAGCGATCCAGGGAGCTTGGCATAGGCGCGGATCAGGTCATCGATGTCGCGATTGGACTTCTCAGAAAAGAACGCGGAGAAGAAGAGGCCGGGGGCGCTCATGTCTTCTTCTCCGAAGCCTGGATGGTCTGTTCCGGATCGGCGTCATCCCCAACAACCGAGGAAACCACCAGGATTCGGCCGAGCCGGCTTTCCCACACGATCCGGGAGGAGCCGTCGAGGCCTGGGACCGAGGGGACCACGATCAGGTAGGAGGCCTGCCCGGAGGTCTGGCCCTGGTCCTGGGACTCGCTGTAGCCGATCTGCTCGATGGAGCCCCGGCGGCGGGCGATCTTCACCCACGACACCGATGCCACCTCACCCACGGCGTTCCGCGTCTCGACGGGGCGCTCGAAACGGAAGGTGTGCGTCTTGTTGCCGGCGGCGGTGCGGTCGCCCATCAGTAGGCCCCCGTGATCGAGATCGACGCCAGGAGCGTCTCGATGCCCATGGGGAGCTCGTTGACGCTGCCGGGAACCACCCCCTCGCGGTGTTTGAACCCGTGGGCGACGTAAAGCAGGATCACGGACTCGGCCGCCGGCTCGATCCGGCCGCCCGACGCGGGCCCGGCCCAGAACGTGACCACGAGCGGGGCGTCATCATCGAACGTCGGCCAGGTCGTGAACCGGATCACCGCCGGGGTGGAGTCGGCATCGATCGTGTAGGTGGCCGGATTGACCACAACCCCGCCCACGGTGATCGCCAGCGGGTGTGTCCCGTCCACCAGGAGCGGCGGGAGCGGAATGCGGAGCTCGTCCCGGTGGTGGTAATGCTGGTGGTAGAGGCCGTGGTGGTGGTTGTGGTTGTGGTTGTCGAGGTCACCGACGATGGTGGCCCTGAACTGCCGGGTTGCCAGCGTCGTCCCGAGGCGCTGCTCCACCAGCCGGCGGCCGGTGGAGATCAAGCGCAGCAGGAGAGCGTCGTCGTCGGATTGCTCTGGCAACAGGCCCACCTGCCCCTTCGCTGCCGCCAGCGACACGGGCTCGACCTCGGGCTCGGAGAGTTGCTTCAGGGAGCGGACTTTGAGCATGGGCCCCCCGAGTTACTTGGTGGCGCGCTGGACGTTCTTCGCGGGACGGGCATCGGCCCTCTCGACGACGGGCTCGACGACGGGCTCGGGGGCGGCGACGAACGTGGCCAGGCCGCTGTCGACGAGGTGGCGGGCAAGCCCCTCGGGGAACGACACGACGGCACCGGCCTGGTGGTCGCCCCACTCGGAGCGGAACTTGATCGAGAGCGAAGGCATGGACATCGGGGGCTCCTGAAAGAAAAACGGCCGGGCGAGGTTGGTTCCTCGCCCGGCCGCGGAGAGTCACGGGCGGATGATGGGATGGGATCAGCTGGTGGCCTGGACGATGGCACCGGCGTACTCGGGGCCATGGTTGCTCAGACCGAACCGGCCGTGAGCGAGGAAGACCGTCTGGTTTTCGCGGGCCTTGAGCTCGCGGAGCGGGGTCACCGAGAGCTCTTTCCGCATGGCCAGCGCGGTCGTCATGCGGTAGGCACCGTAGACGGCCAGGACGTTAGCCGGCAGAGCGTCGGTCTTGAACACCGGCACGCCCCACACGCTCATCGTCGGGGCACCACCACCGACCATCGGCTGGACGAACCGCGTCCCCTCGAGGGCGAGGAGTTGGCCCCAGCCGGCGGCGCTGACGACCCAGGCGAAGTCCCCCATCACCATCGGATCGATGGAGCCGATGACGGCTCCGACGTTGGCCGCGGAAATGTTTCCGCCGACGGCCACGGTCGCCTTGCGGCCAGCCGCGATTCCGGCGTAGAGCCCGGCGATCGAGTTGCCGGCATGGCCCGCCAGCCAGGTCGAATCGTAAAACTTGGCGTAGGCGTTGCCGATGAACTGGGTCACATACGAAGCGACGTCGATGGGCGAATCGTCGAGCAGGTTGTTCGACACATCGACTTCGGCCTTCGCGTCGTAGACGGTCAGCGTCACCTTCGAGGTCGTCGGATCCTGCGCGGTGGGCGCGGTGTTCTCGGCCACGAAGTCGGCAGTCACCGCCCCGAGCTTCGGGACGTCGACCGTGCGCGAGTTGGTACTGAGCGTGAGCGCGAGTTGCGCCCCGATCGACTGCCGGTTGATGACGTTGACGATCTCGTTATAGAGATCGACCGGGGGATTGAACTCGGGGCCGGCACCGGCAGAGCCGGTCTCGGACAGGGCCCGGGCGTTCACCGTGCCATCACGGAGGCCGCGGAGGTACTGCGACACGCGGAGAAGGCGGGCTTCGTCGGAGTAGACCGTCCGGCCGAAGTTGGTCAGCTGCTGGGCCTGGGCCTGCTCGCCCTCGCCAGAGCCGCGGCGGTCGGCAGCGTTGCTGGCCGCGCGGGTCATCCGGGCGAGACGCGCGTCGGTGGCATTCTCCCGCTCGAGCTCCGCCGACACGGCATCGGCCCGGGCTTCGAGCTCACCAAGGCGGCCGAGGTTGTCGGCCTGTTCCTGGTCGGACTCGGGGGCGGCGGAGCGGAGGGCCTCGATGTCCCCGTGGATCTTCGATGCCTCGTCCTGGAGCTTGCGGCGGTTGCTGACGGGATTCATCGGGGATCTCCGTGGGGCGGTGTGCGGTGTCGACGATGACGCACGATCACGGAGAAGCCGATGCCGGTGAAGTTTCGGTGGTAACGTACAACCGTCTTACTTCCGGCAGCCGCAGGGGCAGTCCTTCTCGCATCGCATCTCGATGCGTCCGTCCGGTCGATAGATGCCGGCCTGGCACTTCCCGCCGCACCCACACTTCGCCGGTGCCGGGGGCGGCGTCGGTGCCGCGTCCGGGGCGAGGGAGGCGTAAGCCGCGGCGACGGCCGCGGCGGCGCGTGGGGGCTCGCGGTCGATCTCCTGCGGGTCGGCGGAGAGGGAGGCCAACAGGGCGAGGATCGAGCGGTACAACGTCATCACCAGCCCTCCCCGTGGTCAACGACCCGATGCCCCTCGGCGTCAACCGACGGCGCGTGGACAAGCTGCCGGCCGTCGGCCTGCGGCGGTGCGGGCTCGGCGGCCATCGCGGCCCACAAGCCCAGCCGGGCCGCGATCCGGGCCAGCCGGCCGACGGCGGCGAGGACCGGCCGTTGCGGCGTCGGGTTGATCGGTGACGACGGGCTGGAGCCCAGCCACCAGCCGAGGGCGAGACAGACGGCGACGGTGGCGATGGTGCGGCGATCGATCAGCATGGCGGCCTCACGGGGCGAGGGAGAACGTGTCAGCGATCAGTCGGGCGGTTTGCAGGCGGGCGGCGGGGGCGGGCTCGAACCAGTTGCCGTTGTCGAGGACGCGCCACTTGAAGCCATCCACGCCACCGATGGCGAAACAGTCGCCCTGGTCGAGAGCGGCCTGGATGTTCTCGCGGCTGGCCCAGAAGGAGCCGTCGGGCTGGTCGGCAGGCCACTTCGGCCCCTTGCACCAGTTCTCCGACCACGAGTTTTGGATCAGCCCGCCGTCGCGCGGAGAGCCGTTCTTCTGGTGCCGGACGGCCCAGCACAGCATCGCGTGACTCCAAGGCGTTCCCCTGGAAAGAAAGCCATCGGAGTCCCTGACGGGCATCGTGCGATCGGCCCGGCCATAGCCGACGTTGCTGCACAGCACCACCGGCGAGCCGCGCTCGATCGCCGCGCACAGCTCGTCCCAGGTGTTGACCTGAGCGACCGCAACCGCCTTGACCTTGTTCGCCTCGCGGGCGAGGGCGATCGGCACACCGTCCCGGCCCCACTCGATCGACCGGGGGATCGAGTAGGTCGTGAGATCGACGGAGCCGTACTTCTCGCGGTACAGGATGCCGCCGACGGTCGGGTCTTTGCACTTCCCCGAAATCCATCGGGCGGCAGCGCCACCATAGGAGCCGTCCCCGCCGGTGTTGCGGCCGATCGGCGGGAGCCGCGCGGCTGTCCTGCTTCCGCCGTAGATCGGCTCCGTGCTCACTTCCGGGGGCGGGCGGGCCATCCGGCCCTCGACGAAGTCGACCGACTGAGCCGCGTAGCTACCGAGCCCAAAGGCAAACGAGACGCAGGAGCCGTGGTTGCCCTGGTCCCACGACTTCCACGGGAGCCCGTAGAACGACTGGTGAGCCTTGTTCGTGTGGCGATAAAGGAAGGTGTCGACGCCTTTGGCTTCGGCCATCGCCTCGCCGGCAGCTGCGGCGAACGTCGGGCGATCCAACTCGGAGAGGAACTCCCGCGTTCCTTCCGGGTCGGGGCGGTAGCCGAACCGGCTTTCCACCCCAGCGGCGAGCCGGTGCGTGGCCCGCTCGACGAGCGCGCCGAGGATGGCCGCGAAGACGACGAAGCCGACGGCGGACCATGACCACATCTGCTGGCGGCGCGTCATCGGGTCGCCTCCCGTGCGGCCTGGGCGATGCTCTTGAACGCGTACACCCAAGCCGACCGCTTCTTGGCGTCCACAGGCCCGCCGTCGGTGCCGACTTCGGCATCGAGATAGCGTTTGATCTCATCCTTGACCGCTGGCTGCCGAGCCCCGAGCGACACGCCTTCGCACCGCAGCTCCCGAGCGGCGCGGCGCAGATCGTCAAACGCGGCCCCGGTGCGGAGGCGCGGCTCCTTGGGTCGTCCTTCCTGATCCTGCGGAAGCCCGTCCCACTGGATCTTGTCGGCCAACTCCTCGAGCAGAGCGGCCGTGACGGCAGCATCGGCCGCGGCGTCCGGCCCGACGAATCGTCCCCGGAGATCGAGCCCGACGACCGGCGCGGGGCCGGGGGCGGGGGGCGGCGTTCCATTTTCCCGAATCGAGAACGCGATCATCGCGCCGGCGGCGAGGATCGCCAGGAGCGTGAGCGGGTGCGGGCCGCCGCCTCCTGCCGCTGCCCCTGGCATCCCCAACGGCATGATGCCGGGCGGAATGATGGGCGAGAGTGGCGGCAGTTGCGGCAGCGCGGGCGCGACCGCTGGGCGGGTGCAGAGAAGGTAGGCCACCGCAGCGGCGGCGAGGACGAGGGCGGTCGTCATGCGACGGGCTCCGGGGCGGCGGCGCGGGTGAGCGTCAGGATCTGCTCGAGAGCCCCGCCGGCAGCGGCCAGCACCAGGGCCCGAACCGCCGGCCGGGCCAAGATCCAGAAGGGCTGGAGGTAGAGCGGGACCGCGAAACCGGCGACGGTGTCGAACAGGTTGCCGATCACGCCGAGGGCCCAGGCCTTCTTTGCCGGGCCATCGGCCGGGATCTCCTCGAGGCCGGTGACGGCCAGGCGGAGGAGCTCGACGACGAGGGAGCCGAACTCGCTGACGGTCAGACCGTTGGCGGACTTCAGCCGGGCGCTTGCGACGAATGCCAGACAGGCGGCGGTGAGCTTCTGTTCCGGGTTCATCTCTTGCGTCTCCACAGGTCTCGGGCCGGAACAGCCACGCGGGCCGCTGCCCCGCAGGTGCATCGCAGATACTGAACCGCGGAATCCCCGCTCCGCTTCGAGGTGCGGATCTTCATCCGTTCACCACACCGGCAGCGGTGGTCAGAGCCCATTGGCTTTCATCCTCGCGAGGGCGGAAGCCGCTCGGGCCCCGATCAGCGCGTCGAGCTTCTTCCGATCGGCGGCGGCCTTGCGGATCGCGTCGGCCTGGTCGTCGGCCTCACGCTCGACGATCTGCCGGCGCTCGGCCTCGGTGAGGTTGGCGGCAGCGAACAGGTCACGACGGCGGAGGGCGACGGTCGAGCGGGGGTAAGCCGGGCGCGTCACCACCGAAACGTCGTAGAGGCCAGAGACGCGGTGGATGGTGCGGGTGATGTTGCCACGCTCGTCGGTGGCCCATGTCTCGTGCTTCGGGTCGGCCCGGACCGTGAAGGCGAAGCTGCTGCCGGCAACGTATCCGCCCCGGATCAGCGTCAGGTACTCGTCGACACGGCCCGACGGCTGGGGCGGGCGGCCTCGGTAGTCGAGCCCTTTGTCTCCTTCGGCCAGGTCGAGCGTCTTGTTTTTTGTCCGTCCGAGGGGGAAGGACTCGTCGTGATTCCACGCCAGGACGACGTCGAGCGATCGGCTCTTGAGGACGTCAGCGAAGGCCCCGCGGTCGAACTTCTCCCGGAAGCCGAGATCCTCGCTCCAGGAATCCCACGGGGGGGCCATGCCAGAGATCGTCGGCGGGCCGTCCTCTCGCTCCTCCACGCCAACCGGGGCGAGGTCGGCCACCAGGAACCGGGTCTCGATCTCGTCACCGGCCTCGTCGTGCGTGCGGTATTCGATGCTCATGTGGTCCCCCTTGCACCGGCGACAATGGTGGCCGCGGAATCGGACAGGGTCGGGTAAGCCGCGGCGATGACGGCCTCGGCCGCAGGGGCGGCCAGCGTCCCCGCGGATACGGCGGCCAGGACGGCCAGGAGGCTGGAGACCTGAGCCTCGGAGAGCGAGGAGTCGGCCGCCTCACGGAGCGGGACGAAGCCAGACTGGATGTAGGTTTCCTTCGCGGCGGGTTCGTCGAGCTCGGGGAAGTCCTCGAGGTCACGCATCTCGGCGGGCGTCATTGCGCCCCATTTCGCGAGGACGTCATAGAGGGCCCCGCGGGCGGCGCTGTCACCGCGGAGGAGACCGCGGTTGTCGACGCGGTACTTGCACCCGGCGTACTGCGGGCCACTCACCACCGGCGACAGGATGGTGCGGTTCACCGCTCCCTCGAGACGCATCTCCCAGGGAGTCAGGCACCACACCTGGGCCGACAGATGCTCCTGTTCCGTGGTGGCGTACTTCATCGCCTCGCGGACTCCGACGAGGGAGCCGGGAACCCCGTAGATCGTGGCGCACTCCGCGGTGACATCGCGCCGCAGCTGGCTGAACTCGGAGGCTTCGTTGCTGTTCGATTCGATCGCGACCAACTTGGATTTCTTGGGGAGGATCGCGGCCCCGCCGCGGTTGCGGGATCCGCCGTAGATCTCCCGCCACTGCTGACGGAAGGCGTCGATTGCCGGCTGGTTCAGGGTCTCTTCGGTCTCGATGACGATGTCGGGCCGGGCCCCGTTGCTCCAAAAAGCCCGGGCGGCGATGTCGAGCTCTCGCGCCAGGGCAACGCTCGTGTTGCAAAGCGTCGAGGGAACCAAGCCCCGGATCCCGTTATCCGAAATCCAGCGAACGTGCAGGATCTCGTCCTGGCTGAAGTTCACCCAGCCGGTCTGGCCCTGCGGCCCGGAG